AATGATAGCTGATAGAAGTCTAATAAGTCTCCATTAATAAAAATAGAGTCTACATTTTCTTCTTCAAACTTAGTAAACATAGTTTCTAAGGCTGTATTATCATGAAATGGTATATGAACATCTCCAAACACACCTAATATTTTACATCCTGAAGGGAAAGTAAACTGACTACGTGTTTTTGTATGTGATTCTGGTAAAGTAAGCTTATTTTGCATAACTTTGGTCTTTAGTTCTTTTATGAATTTATTATTTACATTGTTATTCATCATATCTCTTTGTCTTTTACCTACTTGACCTCTATAGTATCTTACTCTAAGATATGCTTGTTCAAATGATGTAAAAAATGCAGCATTTTCAGCATAAATTTTTCTACCTAGAGCTTTAGAGGGGGCTTCTGGAAATTTTTCTAAGTATTCAAACACAATTTCTGTGTTTTTATAGTGAGATTTTGTTTTATGAGTGGCTTTTGTCATATATATTAATATACAAAAAATAATCAATATGTTTACAGTAAAATTAGTTAAACAAGGTGGAAAGTTAGTTTATCCTAATGATAAATCAAAATTAAATTATAAATTGTTTCTTGATAAACTTTCTGAAGGTCAGGAAGTAGAAATGTTTATAGGGCTTACTTCTAGTGATAAAAGTGTAGCACAACTAGCAAAAATACATGCCTGCATTAGAGAATTGGCTCTTGAATCAGGATATACTTTTGATGAAATGAAAGTATTAGTTAAACAAAAATGTGGTTTAGCTTATGATGGTGGTGGAGCAGTATTTTTTAAATCTTTTGCAGATTGTAGTAAAAGTGAATTAGCATTAGCTATTCAAGCTTGTATAGAAATAGGAGAATTATATAATATTAATCTTACTTAACCTCTACATAATTAGGATCTCCAGGTTCAGAAATTTCTTTTTCTTTAAAAAGTTCTTTATTAGAAAGAGCATTTTTTTCTATTTCTGAAACAAGCAGTGTTAATGTATAAAAGCATCTCTCAAATTCTGAGAGTTCTTCAAACTTTTTAGTCAATATATTTTGTAAATTTTCACTCTCACTTTCATTTTTCAAAAGATGTTTGAAAATAGTGTACAAACTATCTTTAGACATTAAAAAAAAGTTTTTATTTACTTTTATATCTATAATAGCATCATCATTTATCTCCTTAACTTTTATCATAATTATAATTTATAAACAAAAATATTAAAAAAAATGGAATTATTAGAAATAAAACAAAAAATGTTTGAAAAACTTAAATTTAATAACTGGGATAAAGTGTTTAACTCTTTTATATTTAGTTCAGAGTTTGATAATATTCTTAATGAATTATATAATTTATCTAGTCAAGATAAAAAGTTTACCCCACCATTAAAACAATTATTTAGAGCATTTGAAGAATGCCCATTTGATAATTTAAAAGTAGTAATAATAGGACAAGATCCTTATCCACAATTAGGAGTAGCTGATGGTATATCATTTAGTTGTAGTAATACAAATATTTTACAACCAAGTTTAAGATATGTTTTAGGAGAAGTAAATAAAACTATCTATGGAGAAAATCTTGTTTCTACTGATGTAGATTTAAAGAGATGGTCAAACCAAGGTATTTTAATGCTTAATACATCTCTAACAACAGAAGTTGATAAGATAGGTCAGCATTATGATATATGGAAAGGATTTACAGCATATTTACTTGATTATTTAACGCATAATAAAGAAAATATTGTGTATATTTACATGGGTAAAAAAGCTCAAGAATGGGCTGATCTTACCGGAGATAATAACCATAAACTTTTTGTAAGTCATCCTGCTAGTGCAGCTTATACAAAACAAAAACATTGGAACTCTGATGACGTATTTTTAAAAACACAGTTATTAGTAAAAAAATATCACAACAGTGATATAATTTGGTAAATATGGAAGAAATATTTTTAAAGTTAATAAAGGAAAAAATAACTCCAAATAGTTATTATGTATTGCATTGCATAAAAAGTGGAATGATTCCTATTTCATTTGTAAATAAAGATTTAGAAATTAAAAAATTAAAAAATGATGGATGGTTAAGTGATGATTTGCAATTAACAGATAAAAGTATTATTTTTACTATAGAAATTGATGGATTTTTCAATAAATCTAAGAAAAAAACAACTACAACTTTACTAGGCAATGGTTTTGATGAAAATATAAAGAGTTATTCTGATATTTTTCCAAGCATGAAACTTGCAAGTGGTAAATATGCAAGATCTAATTCTAAAAATTTAGAAAATGCATTTAGATGGTTTTTTGAAAATTATAATTATGATTGGAACACAATTTTAGAAGCAACAAAGAAATATGTTAATGAATATAAAATAATGAGTTACCAATATATGAGGACTTCTCAATATTTTATTAGAAAACAAAGTACAGATAAAACATATGATTCAGATTTAGCAGATTATTGTGACATGATTTTAAATAAAACAGATGATGATATAATATTTATAAAAGAAAGATTATTGTGATAAATATAAACCTAAAAAAAATATTTATTGGTATTATAGGTAGTACCTTGTGTTACTTGTTAATCAATAATTATATTATTCAGATGAGTGTTTTAAAGTATATACTAATAGAACTTATTATTACTTTATCTCATTTATTGTATGAAAAAATAAAGCATTCAACAGAGAATGAATTAGAAATGTAATCTATTAATTATATGTATAGTAATGCAAGAGCTTTAAAAGCTGTAAGTGAAAGAGATGCTTTAGTAAAAGCACTTTACAAAATGAAAGCAAGACGTAATGGTAATTTAAAATCATTAAAGACTGCTTGGCCAAAATTTAATGATGCTTTTTGTGATGGTCTTGAATGGAGAACTATTACTGTTGTTGGTGCAAGACCTGGAACAGGTAAGACTCTTTTTATGGAACAATTAGTAAATGATGTCATTAAACAAAATCCAGAACAAAAATTTAAAATACTGAAATTTCAATTTGAAATGTTAGATGAAACTAATGGTATTAGAAAATTGTCTATGAATGTTGGTTCTGATTATAATACTTTAATGAGTAAGGGTAAACCTGTTGATAAAAGTATTTTTGAAAAATGTGTTAAATTTTATGAAGAGACAGCTTTGTATGATATTGTTGATGTAGTATATGATCCATGTTCAGTGGAAGAGATGTGTGCAACAATACATGCCTATATGATAGAAAATGAAAAAGATAATGAATACACTAATACATTAGTTACAATAGATCACTCAGCTTTATTTAAAATTGGTTCAAAATTTAAGGATAAGTTTGAAATGTTGTATGGATTAGGGGAAGCATTAACAGATATGAAAAAAAAGTTCCCAATTGCATTTTTAGTTCTTAGTCAGTTAAACAGAAATGTTGAACATCCAGATAGAGCAAAAGATGGACAATATGGTAATTATATACTAGATTCTGATATTTATGGTTCTGATGCATTATTACAACATGCAGATGTTGTGTTAGGAATTAACCGTCCTTTTGGTAGAAGAATAAAGTTTTATGGTCCAGAAAAATATATAATAAATGATGAAGACTTATTAGTATTTCATTATTTAAAATCAAGAAATGGACTTACAGGTATAAGCTTCTATAAATTAGATAGAAAAATAATGAGAATTATTGAGGTTGATCCTCCTCCAACATCATCACACTAAATAAATTAAATAAAAAACAATATGTATAATAGAAAAGAAAAAGAAAAAATATTACAAGAACAACATTCTAATTTTTTAGATAGTTTACTTGATAATTATTTATTTGCTGCAAAAACTGCATTTTTTACTAAAGGAAAGTATGGTAGAAATATACAGTTATTTGAAAATGAATTAAACAAAGGTTTAGATATTTATATTGAAGTAGTAGACATTATACGAGATAATTTAGGTTTAGAACTTGATATGGTTTCTATGTATGAAGAAAGACCACTTTTTAAATATAAATATAATCCTTATTATTCTGAAGAATATGAACTTAAAATAAGTACTAATTCAAAAGGTGGAGAATACTCAGCGTATATTGTACCAATGTCTGAGTTAGTCTGTGTAAATAAAGGTTCAAAAGAAATTCCTTATAATATTTATGAAAAAGAACGTGAGCAAAAACCTAAAGAACAAATAAAGTTAAGTTTGTTTCCAGATTTTGAACAAGAATTTCCTTCAAAAAAAGAATCTGATTTTGATTTAGATAAAGCAAATGATCTAAGTTTTACAGATCTTACAATAAAAGATTTTGCTGCTATTATGTGGAAAAAACCTGTAAGTGATAAAAAATGGTTAAATGATTTAATAAATAATATATGAGTATAATACTTCCAACAAAAAAGGTAAAAGTAGAAAGATTTAATCCAAAAAGATTAATAATCTATTCAAAACCTAAAACAGGTAAAACAACTGCTTTTGCAGGACTAGAAGATAATTTAATTCTAGATTTAGAAAATGGTGCAGACTATATTGAAGCACTTAAAGTCAAAATAAATTCTTTACAGGATTTATTAGATACGGGTAAAGCTATTAAAGAAGCAGGATGTCCTTATAAGTATGTTACTATAGATACAGTAACTGCATTAGAAGACATGATTGGTCCTTTAGCTGTCAAATTATATAAACAAACACCAATGGGTAGTAAGTATGATGGAACAAATGTCCTCACTTTACCAAATGGTGCTGGTTATTTATATTTAAGACAAGCTTTCTTTCAAGTTTTAGATTTTATTGATACCTTAGCACCCAATATTATTTTATCTGGTCACATTAAAGACAAGCAGGTAGATGATAAAGGTGAAATGGTTATGTCTGCTAATATTGATTTAACAGGTAAAATAAAATCTTTAATCTGTGCAAATGCAGATGCAATTGGGTATATGTTTAGAAAAGGTAATCAAACTATTCTTAGTTTTAAAACTAGTGAAGAAGTTACCTGTGGAGCAAGACCAGAACATTTAAGGAATCAAGAAATAGTAATTTCTGAAATAGTGGATGGTAAGATAACGACTTACTGGGATAAAGTTTATAAATAATTTAAATTAAGTAAAAATGGGATTAAGTACAAAAGATTTAGTATCAGATGGTGGCTCAGGAACACCTAAAACAATTGGACCTGGAAATCA